CTATTTGCGCGGCTCGCTCGCTTTGTCGATGGCGGCGAGGGCGGCAAGGAATGCCTCCGCCGTGCGGTCCTCTTCCATGGCCACTTGCCATTCTTCCCAGGTCGGAATCTCGGCGTAGTCAGGCCAGTCAGCTGGCAGCCAGGGCGGGAGCTTGCGGGGTTCCATCGCGACAGCATACCCCTCGAGGGCGCCTATACACTTGCTGCGGTGAACCACACTCAACACCGCGCCATTGTCTACTGCAAGAAGCCCACGGCCCTCGTCAACGGCGTCTCGTTCGGGCCATACCTCTGCTATGTGATGGCGGCGGCCGATGAGGTGGACCCCTTCGCGCCCGTGCTGCCGGTGCCCGATGAAACAGGGCAGGCGCTCGTCGGCCGGAGCTATGCATTCGTGGACGTCTACGCGCTGGCGGTCTTCCTGCTTCAGCACGACCTCATGCCTGAGCCGCTGCCAAGCGAGGAGGGCTGGCCCAACGACTGGATGTTCGTGGATGAGGCCAGCATGGCGTACTTGCTCGCGGATTAGCCGCAGGGCGAGAACACTGGAAGGGTGCGTGTGCCAGTGTCGACCGGCTCGGTGCACGTCTCGTTGTCTTTCAGGCGCCGTGGCTGCTTCGGCTTGAACGCCATGTAGACCGGCTCGCCTACCAGGGTCAGGCCCCGGAGCTTCGCTACGTCTCGCGCAACGCGGCCGGCAATGGTGGTCGAAAAGGCCGGCACGGTGATGTTGATGCCTTCGGCGGTGCTGTATTGATAAGTGCGGTCCAGTGGGCTTTTGCCCAGGTCACGTCGTCCCATGATGTTCTCCGTTGTATTGTTGGTGTTATTCATCAGGGTTATATCTCGCCAAGATTAGCGGGTCGTACCCCGTCCCACCCGGCTTGCGCCTTCGGTGGTTTAAAGGTGTAGCAACCGGCGACCGCGCGCGTTCAACTTCAACACACGAACGCGGGCATCCGTGGGCGACAAGGTCAACGAGGCCAGGTCCAACGGCGTCCCAACACATGGACTGGGTGAGCCGTGGTTGCTCAACCGGGACATCAGGCGTGACGCCGCTGCCTGGGATATCCGCAGGGTTCGTTGCAGGTCCTCCTGCGTTGCCCCGAACTCCCCGCGCTGCGCCAGCAGCACTAGCGTGCGCAGCATCAGCACGGTCATCTTGGTGTCCCGGTGCAAGGCTGCATCGAGGACGGACGCTGTTGCATCTAGGTCTAACATGGTTGCACCTCAGATAAACTTGGGCTACTATATCCCCATGTGCATACTTGTGCAACGAAGGAGACAACGATGGACGAAGTAAACGTGGGTGCTGTGGTGTGCTACCTGGTGTTGTGCGCGGTTCTTCCATGGTTGTTTCCTGGGGTGTTCCGGTTCGGGCAGCTGCAGAAGCCCTGAAGACGAAAAAAAGCAGCCCAGGGAGGTTATCCGAGGGCTGCGATGAATCAAGGTTGAATCAGTGCTGAATCAAGCGGTGACAGTGGCCAGTTTGCGTGCGTCCGCCAGGGTGCCGAGGCAGTAGTCAGTGAAGTCGAGCGCGTGAAGGAACTCACGCACCTGCGAACTCACAAACATCACCACCAGGCCCGTGACGCCGAGAGCAACAGCGTTCGGTGCAGTCATGCCGAGCATAAGCATGAGGCCGAACGAACTGATGCTGAAGAGCAGTGCAGGGCTGATGTAGAACATCGGCTTCTGCTGGGTTCTGCACATGTAGGCCTCGTGGAGCATCAGCGAGCTGGTGAGCCAACGACGGACAAACATCTGGGACCGTTCTGCATTCGTGAGCGGAGCGTGTCCGTTCGCGACCAAGGCGCCGTCCTTCATCCTGCGTACGTTCGAGGGCCAGAAATAAGCCCAGAGCGCTGCCGATGAGAGTGCCTTCACTTCGTAGAACACGACGATGAGGGCGGCGGTATAACCAATTGCGGAGATGATGGAGTTCATAAGAAGCTTTCGTGTGGTTGTTGTGGATGCCGGATTGCATCCCTGAAACACACTCGAGTGCACCGGTCAGTGCTCCGAATCGTGCTTGAGGGATGCAACCGCGGAATCAACCGTGGCCGCATCTTTCTGAAAGCCTTCGTCTATCCGAAGTGTCGTAGGTCGCTGTTATTACGGACACCTGCGCCTGGTCCGGTTCTCTCATCACAGAGCTTGTAAGGAATGTCCTCTCAGAGGCCCACCTTGGTGGGCTACTGGCAGGGCACTGCTTGAGTTAGTGGCAGCGGCTCACGATGCCTGGCAGTGCAGCAGCGAGGTCGTCAGCGTCTTGGAAGCGGAAGTCAAACACGATGCCGCCGGTGATGCACTGGACTTCGATGGCGTCGTCGAATTCGTACGCTTGGACTGTGGTGTCTTCCGTCTCTGCGTTGATGAAGGTGCCATTCGAGTCGGCGCCTGCGCTGGCAGTCCAGCCGCGGCTGTTCAGAGTGTTGGCGATGGTGTTGGCTTGGTTGATGTTCATGGTGTGCTCCGTTGTGGTTGGGTTGTTTTCTACTGCTATGCAACGTATAGGCAACGCCAACTCGCCAACATGCTCAAAACACCTCTTTTTCGTCCTTTTGACCGATGATTTGTTTCTATCGAGAAATCGCAATCCAATAGTAAAAGCCTATCGACCCTGTTATCACCCCTGTTGATATCTCATCCAACAGGCCTTTCAACTCGCACAACCTCGCGCAACCCGCACCAGCACTGGCGCGCAGCCGTTTCGCAATCCCCGGCGCTTCTTCAATTCGTGCGCAGCCCACTACGGCCAAACTTGACCCACGGCGAGCACTCCAAGCCCACAGCCTTTTCCTTGGCCGAACGTTCCTTTGTTGTCATCTTGGGTGCTTCCTGGTTGTTATCCTTCAATCAACTCCAACAGCCTTGGTTCCAACCCGGACCGCCGGCGACGGCGCAAGTTGTCCTGGTTCCAACCTGGTGCTCTTAACCCGGTCGGACGGCGTCAATCCCCGTTGTCTTCAGTTGCCCTGGTTGCAACTTGGGTGGGCTTCCGAGCGCAGCGAGCCTGTTGGCCCTGGTTGAACTCTGTTGCTCTCTTGGTCACAACCTGGTCCGTCTGCGTTGACCGTGGTGCCCTACCGAGCGCAGCGAGGTGGTTGAACCTGGGTTGTTGCGAGCGAAGCGAGCTGGGTTGCAACGGAGGTACGACTGCGTTGGGTCTTGGTTGGGTCTGCGTTGCGACGTGGGTTGGTTGGTTGATTCATCGTTGACCTGACCGGTCGATTCATCGTCGGACCTGACCGAGCGAAGCGAGGGTGTTGAGCCTGCGTTGCGTTGGCCTTGGTTGGGTGCCTGGTATCGCAGTTCGAACGTGCGTTGGGTCCGAGCGAAGCGAGTGGCCCCTGGTATCGCCGTTCAAGGGTGGACCTGGTCTCGCCTTGCAATGGGCGTGAGTCCTGCATTCGAAAAAGGGTTGCAACAGTTAGCCTCGCGAGTGTGGCCCCCCTACTGCAATCGAGAGGAGTGTTGCCTTCCCCCGCGTAGACCGAGCGAAGCGGAGGGCTACGGGGGGAAGAACTGGGGGCCACACACGATGCCCTGTCACAGATTTTTGGCAAAATTTCCGAACCCACACCCAAGTCCAACCCTGTCCAACCACCTCGCTTCGCTCGGCAACTGAGCAGCAACGGAAGAACCACCCTGGTTCCAACCCGGACTCCTCAACCTCGGTCAACACCGTCTGGCCTTGGTTTCAACCTGGAGTCCATCCAGGGGTAAGGCACCGTTGATGGCAACCCGGTTTCGACCCCGTAGCAACTCCGTGGGCTACCCCGTGCCACCCCGTGCCGGCGCCTCGCGCGCGGACCAGGTTCAACTGGGTTCAACCAGGTTCAACCTAGTTTCATCTTTGTATCAACCATGAACAACCATGGTTCAACCTGGGGGGTTCTTAGTTCTATTCCATACACGTCTACTCTGACGAGCCGCAGGCAACTTGGTTGAACCAAGGGGGTCTATTTCTTGATGAAAAGGACCCCCCAGGAACAACCGTGTAGCAACTTTGGCCAACCAGATTCCAGCCGGCCAAGCTGACGCTACGCGTCATTACCGACGCAGCATGCCCCCTCCGGCGGGTTTGGCGTGGCGGCCCAGCAGGGACTTCCTGAAGGTCTGGCCGAACTTCTCGAAGTGCTCCTTGCGCATCTTGGCGACGTGCTCTTCCGCCGATTTGTTGACGTCCTGGCTCATCGAATTGATGCAGTAGCGCACGGCCAAATAAAGAGCGTCGATACGGTCGTCGTTCTTCAAACTCTGGCGGTCCTTCGTCAGCCTGGTGAGCTGGTAGAAGAGGCTGTAGATGTTTTCCTGGTCGCCGCGCATCGCTTTTCCGCAGTCGCGCTGCAGCACGCCGATGTCGACCACGAGGCGGTGCTGGTTCAGGACGGGCTCGAGCATGTCGAGAATGCGGCGCTCCTTCTGGCCCTGCACGTTGATTTCCTCGATGCTGGTTGGGTGCGTGGCAGCCACGAACGGGAACAGCAATTTGCCGAACATACCGTCGCCCATGTTGGACTCGTAGACGATTTTCGTGACGCGGTAGTCGCGCGCCTTGTTGGCGATTTCCTGCAGCACTTCGTCGTCGTAGCCTTCCTGGAAGCCGCCTGAATCGAGCAGGAACAGCCGGCCTTTGAGGCAGCCAATGACGGCGTAGCCGGTTTCGTCGGAGCCCCGGCCCGATGGGTCGATGGCCAGCACCTTGAAGTCGTAGGGCACGAAGGAACTGTCATGCAGCTTGAAGGGCTTGTACAGGCGGTCGCCTTCGAAGCCGATGTTCGGGATGCCTTCCTCCTGGATGACGCACTCTTTGACGGCCGCGTAGTCCACCTGTATCGGTGCCTTGTCCGGGTTCAGGTGCATGAACATCAGGTCGCGCAGCTTCAGGGGGTAGCGCGTCTCGTCCGACAGCGTCGGGTCCAGCATGTACTGCAGCATGAACCAGGAATAGCCTTCGGCCTGCTTGGCGAGGATGAAAGCGGCATCGAAGCGGGGAATGCCGACGCTCTTGTTGGCCTTGGAGGGCAGCCAGGCGTCCTTAATGAGCGGCGCCAGGCGTGAGCAATAGGTCGGGTTCGCCATCTGCTCTTCGGAGGGGTATTGAATCGGCCAGACGCGGATTTCGTAGCCCTTTTTCTCGATTTTCGAGTAGATGGTCTGCTCCGTTTGGGGCGTTCCCAGGTAGATAATGCGCCCGCCAGGGGACAGCACGGCGCCGAACTCGGACGCCAGGCGCAAGAGGTCGTCGCGCATGTTCTGCGTCAGCGAATTGGTGACCGTCTCGATGTCGTCGGGGATGATGATGTTCGCGCGCGAGCCCACCACGTCGCCGGTGATACCCACGGCCTTGACGGAAGGGGCCACGGCAATGTTGCAGCCCACCACGTCGAACTTCTGCATCGTGTTCTGGCCCATGTTGGCCGGCGAGTCAGGGTTCAGGTGCTGGAACAGGGAGCATTCGCGCATCAGCTTGCGGATAAAGGTCGAAATCTCGATGGCCTTGCCCGCGTTCTTACTGACGATAAGGATTTTCAGGTCCGGATTCATCAGCAGGCACCAGCAAACGAACGTTGCCGTAATCCAAGTTTTGCCAACACCACGGAACGCTTGGATGATGAGCTTGTCAGGGCCTTGCTGCAGGTACTTGGACATGTCCAGTTGGACCAAATCGGGCATGTCCATCTTCAGGAACGCCCAGACGAGAATCAGGCAGTTCCGGAAGTCATTGAGCTTGCCGAGTTCTTTGTTGTAGAGCTTCATTTGTCTCCGGTCTTCAGGGGGTTCTGCCGGCCGCTAGGGCCCCCCGCGCGGACCAGGGGCTACCTGGTGTCGGACGAGGGGCCGAAGGGGCCTGCAGGGGGTTTAAGGGCGGGTGCGCCAGTTCGGCAGCTGGAAGTGCGGTGGGTCCTGGAAGCCAGTCCAGGCGCCACCCCAGTCCAACCCCAGCTTCACGCCGATGGCACCGGCGGTTTTCCAGGGTTTCGTGGCTGCGTCCCAGTTGGCCTTGCCGTCCGGGTTGATGACGACGATGTCGAAGGCCCGGGCCCACGGTTGGCCGTTCTTGGTCCATTCGTGGGGGCTGTTTCCTGCGGTGGCCTTGGTGACCTGGGGCAGGTCAGGGCGGGCCTTGGCCCGGATGCCCTTGGCGTCCAGTTGGGCCTGGGTTCTGCCCTGCGCGAACAGGGAGTTCTGGTATTCAGCGGAGCGGTGGGTCTGAGTGACGCGGATGTCCAGGCCGGCGAGCTTGCATTCACTAAGGAATGCTTCACACAGCCGTTTCAACTCGGGGTCGAGCAAGGATGTGTCGCGGGTGGGGTAGGTGACCATGGTTGCCCTCCGTTAATGGTTGAACTGGGGTGGGAGGGTCTGGCCGAGTTCTTCGGCGCCGAACGGGGTGCTGGCTGCTGCGTCGCGCAGCGCTTGGAGGGCGTTGCCTTCCTTCGCCACACCGGTGATGTTGTTGTCCTTCAGAAACTTGATGGCGAGGCTCAGCATCTGCTTGTCGTACATCTCGCCGATGACCTTGCCGTCGCAGTCGACGATGGGCTTCTTGGTCTGGACTTCCTTGGCCAGGATGTTGGCGACGGTGCCGTGCAGGCCGTCCATGGCTGATTTGCTTGCTTTTTCGCTCATGGCGCTCTCCTTAGTGCTTGGCGATGAACAGGACGATGCCAGCGGTGGCCGGGGCGCCCAGGAAGGTGATGAGGGCCAGGATGCCGCGCATCTTCAGGTTCGATTCGTGCAGCGTTTCGACGCGGGCCTCGAGCTTTTCCACGCGGGGCTTGACGACGCGCAGCTCTGACAGGATTTCGACGAGCGTGAGCTGGGTGGCTTGCGAAACCTTGACGACGTCTCGCAGTTCTTGCTTGATTTCGGTGATATCGGGGGTAGACATTTGTGCTCCGTAAACGGAAGCGGCCCCCCGGATTGCTCCAGGGGGCCGCGAATGGGAAAACGTAAAAGGTTTAGGTGAACAGCACAGCGTCTTTGTAGGCGACAGCAGCTGCAACCGAGGTCGCTGGGGTTCCCGGATAGCCGGTGATGGTCAGGCGCAAGCGCACCGCGCTCAGGAACGAGTTGGGCACGTTGATGGCGCCGGGCACCAGCTGACGGAAGAAGCCGTTGGTGCCGGCCGTGCGCGTCAGGGAGGTGGTGCCGGTGATGGTGGTGGTGTCCACACTGCCGTTGGCGTTGGTCGACCAGCTGACGGTGCCGCGCGTGCCCCAGCCCAGGGTGCCCGTGCGTGCACTGACTTCGAGCGAGACCGAGATGCGCTGGTCGGCATACATCTGCACGCTGTTGGCGATGATGTCCTCGAGGTACAGCGCCCGGCCATGGTGGCCCGGAACGTAGAACGTGACCTGGGTGCCGATGTCCGCCGACGGGAAGTCTTTGGCTTCGGTCACGGTGGTGAAGTAGCCTGAACGCGAGAACAGGTTCAGCGACGTCAGCTTGCTGCCGTTGGACAGCGCCAGCGGCGCCAGCAGCAACTCGGTCGTGCCGGAGGCCACGGTGCGGATGCCCGGCGCGCTCGGGGCGCCCACCAGGGCCGTGCCCACCATGTCGGCCGTCATGACGAACTGCTGCGAGGTCGAAGGCACGCCGCCATCGGCCGGCACAGGGGTGGCCAGGTTGATGACCGAGATGCGGCCGTAGGCGAACTCGACCGGCAGCACGAACGCGATGTGCGGCGTGGCGGTTGGCTTGGTCTCGATGTAGATGGTGATGTGGTCACCCGTTTTGGCGCCGACCAGGTCGAACAGCGCGACGTTCTGCGCGGCAACATCGGTGAAGTTGACCTTCTGCAGACTCAGGCGCGAGGCCGGCGTGATGGACTTGAACTGATACACGCGGCTGGAGCCGTCGCTGCCCTCATCGGACGCGGTGGCATCGACGTCGCTGTAGGCCACGGTGATGTTGGCTCCCTGCGCCGGCGCCGTTTCAAACAGGAGGTCCCAGGACGGGGTCAGCGCGAAGTAGGGCTGGACGACGCCGTCGACGGTGGCCGAGGCAACGGTGGTCACCAGGCCGGGCAGGTCGAACCCGCGGGTCACGCCGTCACCGAGGAAATTGATTGTGGTCATTTACGGTCTTTCGTAATGGAATGGATGGAACAACGCCCCCTGCATGCACTAGGGGATACAAGGGGCGTGTTGTTAGTCTTCAGCCTTGGGCGGGCGTGGAAGACGCTTGGGGAACTCGTTGGCCAGCATGTTGACAACCGGCTGCGTCCACCATTGACCTAATTGCACGGTGCTCAGTGCGGAGCGCACGTCGCCTTTGCTGACTGGCCGGCCGGTGGCCACCTTGGCCGTGGTCGACACCGCCCCGATGAGCTGGGAGCCGAGTGAGAACGCCGGCGGCGCGATGGTGCCTGGACGGCCCGATGCGGTCTGGTTCGAGAAGTAGGGGCGGTTGCCCGTGACTGCGAACGCCGTGTCGATGAGCTGCGGCAGGAAGCCACTGAACACCGAATTGCGGAAGCCTGCCTTCATGAGCTCCGACGTCTTCAGGCGCTTTTCGAGCTCTGCCGGGTCGTCGTAGTACATCAGGTAGGTCCGCGCCATGTAGGCACCGGTGGCACCCACGAAGCTCAGCGCCCAGCGGGCGGCCTGGTCGGCACCGAAGTTGCCCAGGTCCCGACGCGTGCGGCCCGTCGCCACCATGACCGGCTGCAGGAACTGCAACGCGACCTTGGAGAGCTCCGTGCGCATCAACGGCGTTCCGCCACCCAGGCTTGGCACCTCGGAGGCGTTCAGCTTGGCGTGCTTGCGCATGGCCCCTTCGAACTGCGCCGACAGCCACGGGTTCTCACCCTGGATGGCGTTGAAGTTCATGTCCTGCAAAATGCCCTTGCTGTCAAACTTGGCGTGCTTCTCGAACAGCTTGCCCAGCTCAGTTGCCATCTCGCGCGTGATGCCCAGAGGGTGCAGCTGCTTGGCGATGTATTCGTCCGTCACCTTCACACCGTTGCGGGTGATGTCAGCAATGAACTGCGCAACGCCGCGGGCGTGGAACGCCTTGAAGAAGTTGGACGCACCCACCAGGCCGTTGAAGCGGAACACCTTGCTCGCGGCTACCTGGACTGGCCGCATCACGCGCTGCTCGATGCCATGCTCAATCTGGTGCCTTGCAACACTGCCGACGCCCTCCGCCCCGATACCCATGGCCGCCATGATGGAGCGCGTCATTGGGTCGTGGGGCTGCATGCCTGCGATGGTGCGGAACGTGTCCATCAGGCCCGGCATCGAGCGCCGGTGGCTGGCCGCGAACTTGGCACCCGCCAGGCCGGCAATACCTTCCGGAATCGTGCTGGCGACGAAGAGCTTGCCCATCTGGATGGCCGTCACCAGGCGCAGCGTGGCGCCGAACGCGGTGGGTTCTCCGAACACGGTGGTGTGGCCGGCGTCGCCCTTGATTTTCATCCGGGCCGCACGCAGCACTTCGATTTGGCGCGCCGTGGCGCCTTCCTGCAATGCCTGGTGGATGTAGGCCTCGAATACCGTCTGGCTCGACATGTCAATCTTGTGTGGCAGAGATGCCTCGAGAAACGCGCGATTTCCCGCCAGTTGCTCAATCCAGTCGCCCGACGTGATGCTCAGGTCGTTCACATACAGGTCGTTGATGGCGAACTGCTGCGGCTTGCCGGCGTCGTCGGTCCAGCGGTGCACGTAGTCGCGGTCCAGTTTCAGACGCTGCTGCGTGACCCCTGGCTTGCCCTCGGGTTGCATCATTTGCAAGATGGACAGGATGTCCTCGGACTTGTTCTTGTCAGCCCAACCGCGGGCCACCAGTTCCTTCAGCGTTTCCGTCACGTCCATCCGCGCCATGCGGCTGAGCGTCGGGTCCGCTTCCATGCGCATGACGATATCGGTAAAGACGGCTGCCTTGGCGTTGGCCTGTTCCACCGTGAGGGTGGGTTGTTTGAGCCGGATGGCTTCGCCAATGCCCTCGACCATGCGGTCCTGCCCGTGCGTGGAGGCGATGTCTCGCGCGCGCTCGTAGTTGTGCATCAAACGTACGTAGGCCGGGTCGGCCTGCAGGGCTGCCAGCGCCAGGGCGGGGCTGTCAGCTTCAAACTTCGTGCCGGCGGCCTTGTGGGCCTCTACAACGGCCTGGAATTCCTGGAGGGCCTGGGCTTCGCGCTTGGCGACCTCGTTGGCGTACTTGCGCAGCGCCGGGTCGGCGTTCATGGCCGGGTTTTTCTTGTAAAGCGTGGCCTCCGTTTCAAACTGTTCGATGAGGTCGTTGCGGTAGTCCAGCCCGACTTTGGCAATGCCACGCGACTTGGCCCAGGCTTCCAGTGCATTGCTGCGCTCGAGCTTGACGGTGCCCATGAAGCTCTCAACGATGTTGTCCTTCAGGATGTCGGCGCCGTTGGCCTGCACTGCACGGCCGGTTTTGCCGCCCAGGGGCGTCAGGGACATGTCGCTCAGGAAGCGTGCGGTCTCGGACTTCGACAGCCCCGGGATGAGCGCGTATTCCGAGCCCAGCGGGACGTTTTGCAGGCGCTCCGACAGGCGTGAGCCGAACGGGAGGTCGCCCAGCGAGCCGTGTTGCGGCCGCGCCGTCTTCGGCACAAACAGTTTCTTGCCCTTGCCTGCGATAACTGCGGCAGCGCCAGCAGCGCCCTGCAGAACGGCACCCGCGGCGCCGGCCACACCACCGACGGAGGCGTTGGCGTTGTCAGCAGCAGTCACCACAGCCCCCACACCGACGGCTACCAGGCCTGCCCGCGCAGCTTTGCTGGCAAACATGCTCGGTTTCTCGACGGCGGTGCCGCGGACGTGCTCCAGCGCCTGCTCGAAGTGAGCCGGGATGTCGAAGCTGTCCACGGTTGGGTGGTTCTCGACCATGTGACGCAGGCTGGTGGCCTTGAAGTCGCGCGCCACGTCCAGGATTTCCTTCTCGGTAAGCTCCGGCATGGCAGCCTTGACGCGCGAGAGCACTTCAGCGTGGTCGGTGGCCTGCTTCTCGAACGACAACTTGAACATGTCGGCGTCCAGCTGGCTCTCGAAGCGCAGGTTGATGGGCGCGCTGTCGGTCCGGCCCCACTTGGTCGTATAAAGCTTGCCTTCTGGCAACTTAGAGTTATGCGGTTCCTGAATACCTGCTCCGGCTTCCATCTCAGCCAGGTGCTCATCCTTTGCCGCAGATTTCACCGTTGAAATTTCGGTGTCCTTGGCTTTCGGCTCGGCCTTGGCTGGCGCTGGTTCACCCTTCGCCTGCTTGACGGCGTCGGCTAGCTCGCTCTCGGCCTTTGGTTCGACCTGGAGGTCCGGGTCGGACGGGCGTTTGCCCTTGCCGTTCGGGATGTCGGAGTCCTTGAACTCCGGGCTGACAGGGTGGCCTTCACCGTGGATGGCGGCGTCAGCCTTGTCTTGGTGAACTTCGACGCCCGTATCCTTGACCATGCCCACTTCGGTTTCGGACTTCTTGCGCTGGATGTAGCGCTTGCCGGCGTAGCCGATACCCTCCATACCAAGGTGCATGGCCACGAACTGAGCGGCCAGGGAAGTGCCGTGGCTGAACGTGAGCTCCTGGTCATTGGCATCGGCCTCGAGGGCGGCAACGCCATACCCACCAACGGCAGAGCCGCCTACGCCGGCTGCAAACTTACCCGCCTTAGTGACTTCTTTGACGCCTTGAGAGAACGCCTTCACACCCATACCGGTGACACCGCGCACAACCCCTGCAGACCCCAGCGTCAGTGCTGTGGCGGCCGGGTCAAAAAACATGGCAGTGGCTTCACCGGCGCTTCCGAGCCAGCCGTTTTTCTGCATACGGTCCGTTGCAGCAAACTCGTTCTGCTGATTGGAAATAATAAAGTCCAGGTGTGCTTGCGACACAGCTCGCTTCGAAATGCCTTCCCAGCGGTCTTGCGGGATGCCTTTGGACTTGAAGTAGGTCTCCAGCTCATCCGCCGTTTGCGGCAGGGAATCGGGGTCCGGCTGGAACTGCTGCACGCCGTACATCCGCAGGACGCCACCTACGGCATCATCTCCGGTCGGACTAGCTGCCAGTAAGCGCTCCACGCCATTGATGGCCATGCGAGTCGTCAGCGTGGTTCGGCCAGTGTCCAGGTCGTTCTGACGTGCACGTGCGAAATAGTGGTCGAACGCGCCAGGGGTTGCAGCCTCTTTGGCCGCTTCCTGCTGCACGACCGTCTTCACGGAGTCCTGCGTGATGGCCGGGTTGAAAATAAGGTCAGTCATTGGAATCCTTCTGTGCTTGTCGTTTTGAATAGGGGCGGGAGCCCGGCCGAAGCCGTCCCCCGCGTGTACGCTCAACCCAGCGTCAGGGCTTTTTTGAAGGCGTCAGGGCCTTGCCACATCGCGCGCACGTTGCGCATCAGGTCGGTGTTGACGTGGGGGTTGCCCTTGTCGTCGTGCCACACCACCTTCAGTTCGCGCAGCGCGTCCTCTTCCTTGCCGGCGCCAACCTTGCCCAGGAAATCCTTCAACACCTTCGACTTCCAGCCGGTGTTGTAGGCAAGCTGGCCGATGGCCGCCTTCTGGTACTGGTTCAGCCCATCCCATGCGCCGGGGTAGGAGGTGTCGAAGGCCTCTTTGGCCTTGTCCTGGTAGCGCGTGAACGCCACGCTGTGCAGGGCCTGCATCTGCGGCACCGTCAGCTTGACCTGGCCACCCTTGACCATCTCGATGAACTGAGGGGTGTTCGGGATGCCAGCCTTGCTGAAGTCCTTGGCAATCTGCTCGGGCGACTGGTGCTTGGTGTTGTAGCCCAGGCCAATCGTGATGCCGCCGTCGTTGTCCTTGTAGGGACGCTTCGGAATGCCTTCGCTGGCGACACCAATAGCCCAGGCGGGGTCGGTGTGCGCAGCCTCTTGAGCGTACTGGTAGTTCGACCGGGGGCCGGTGCCCTTTGCAACCGGTGCAGCCGGGTTGGCCTGCATCGCCTGGTTGGCATCGGTGGTCTTGCTCATCAGCGCATTGAGGTTGGCCACCTCCGCCTGCGTCTTGAGTTGCTGCTGCTTCTCGAGAGCCTGTGGGGTCATCTTGCCGGTGGCGTAGGCCCGGGTGTCCTTGTCCACACCTTTTGACTGCAAGCCGGCGTCGAGCGCCTTCTGTGCAGCAGCATTGGAATCGGCCGCCATGATGTCCTGGTAGCTCAGCCGCTCGGGCATCAGCTGCATCCCGGAATAGACCAGGTAGGTCGTCTCACCGCGGCGCTCGGAAGCGGGCACGATTTTGACTGGACCCGAAGCTTTGTACTTCACGTCCAGGTCGGCTTGCACCTTCTGGAACGCCTTGGCAACTGCAGGGGACGCGGTGGCGCCAACTGGCAGCATGACCGCGTAGCCCTCATCGCGGCTGAGCCAGTCATGCGTGTTGGACACACCAACGAAGCGGCTCTGAAGCTCTTTCGTCATGGCTTCCTGCGCCGCCTTCGGGTCACCGCCCGCCGCCGCCAGATACTGGGGGTAGAGCTGCGACGCATACGCCCGCACCGCTTCCGTGTTGTGGATGTTGGTGTTGAAGATGGTGCTGGTGTTGTTGGCCGTGCTGGACATGCTTGAAGCGATGCCGTCCAGGACTTCCTGCTTGGTGTTGTTGACCATTTCCTTCAGCTGTTCCACCTTTTCGGGCGAGGACCAGACCTTGGCGTTGTCGACTGCGCTCTCCAGCGAGCGACCCATCAGGTTCACCTGCACGTCAAGCGCGTTCATGTACGCCAAGCCAGCGCCCTTCAGGTACTGCGCGGCCGCCTGCGGGTTGCCCGATTTGCGCATCGCGTCCATGGTGACGATGGCTTGGACCAGCGCGGGGTTCACGACCTCCTTGCCCTGGTCATCCTTCACCTTGCCAGGCATCTGCTCGATGTTCTCGAACTTGGCCAACAGCGTCGGGCTCGGCATGTCGTTCTTGACGCCCAGGTCAATCATCCGGCGAACCTGGTCCGTCTCGCTCAGACCGCTCGAGCGCATCGCCTTCTCCGCCTTGATTTGCGCGTTGCGCTTGTCTTCGGCGGTGACGTCCGGCAGGTTGCGGAACGTGCCAGAGTTATAAGCTTCCTGAATAGCTGCGTCCTTGTTGGCCTTGGCGGCGAGCTTGCGGCCCTTGATGTAGAGCTCCATGCCGGCCTTGGTTTTGGTCAGGTCGAAAGCAGGGTTCAGCACAGTCTTGTTGGCCCACGCGTCGGCGTCCTGGAACATCGGGTCGTCCGGGTTGGTTTCCATCGCGTCTTCGAGCTGCGTCTGCGTCAGGGTTTCGACGCGCTTGCGCTCGTCCTCCATCTGCTTCTTCTGCTCTTGCGTGACCTTGCCCAGCATGTTGTCGATGCCGCCTTGCTTCTCGATGGCCGACACGCTGCGAATGCTCTTGCCGTTCAGGGCTGCCAGCGGGGCGTTGAGGATTTTTGCAATGCTCGGGTCGCCCGTCGTTTCCTGAATACCATTGACAGCCGAAGCCACCATGGCGGCCGCTTCCGAGCGCTTGACGCCCATCTCGTCAGCCTTGGCCAGCACTTGCGAAATCGACGCCTCGGTCACTCCGCTTTTGGAGAACAGGTCGGACGCCTCGGAACTGAGCAGCTCGGCCTTGGCGGTGTTGCCTTCCTTGGTCGATTTGCCGAGCAGCGCGTCGATGTTGTCCCGGTCCTTCGGCGCCGACACCATGCGCAGCGTCAGCCCGCCCAGGGCCTTCATCGGCTGGTCCAGGATTTGGGCCGCGCGGTAGTTGCCCTTTTCCATGCCGTAGCGCGCCGCCGACAGATAGGCCGGCACGATTTCGGACATCGGAATGCCCTTGGCCTTGGCGTCTGCCAACTGCGTCTCGATGGTGGAAAAGTTGTAGTTGTCCTTAATGGTTTCCGCTTCGGCGCCGTTGCTGAACGTGCTCACCAGCTGGTTGTGCCGGACCGTTTCCTGCAGGCCCGGCGCGTCGCCGTTGATGGTCATGGCTTGCTGCATCAGGTGCGGCATGACGCCGGCGATTGCCGAGGGGTCCTTCAGGCCCGCCGTGTTCTTGGCAATGAAGTCGGCCGTCCACTTCTTGAAGTCGGTGTTGGCAAACTCTTCGGGCTTCTTCTTCAGGGCCTCGTACTGCGCATTCATGTCGCCGGCCACCTGCATGCCCTTGACCTTGGCCCACGTGTTTACGCGCGCTTCGGTGTACCAGGGGGTCTGGTCGGTGGTGTAGACCGGCTCGGCGCCGTCCGGGTTCTTCAAGGCGTCGGCTTGCGCGCGGGCCTGCTCGGCCTTGACGAACTCCTGGTGCAGGTTGTCGGCAACGGTGTTGGCGCCCTGGTTGAACACGCGGATGGACTGCAGGAGGTCCTGGGTCTTGCTGGCGCTGGGCGCCGCGACGACGTCGACCGGGCGTGCGGCCACATTGAGCTGTTGCTCGCCGAAGCCGAACTGGCGTTCGCTCAGGTTGGTGTTGGTTGGCATTGTTTCCTTCCTTAGCCAATGAGGCCGGTGTAAGTCGAGTTCGGAATCTTCTTGCCGGCGCCGAACTTGTCGCCAGCCAGGCCGGCGAGCTGCAGGCCGGTGCCGAGCCACGTTGGAGCAGAGAGGCTGTTGATTTGGCCGACGGCGCGGGCGCGCATGGCCTGGCCTTCGAGGCCGGACTGGAGCAGGGCGTTGCCGCGGTTGGTCGCGATGGTTTGCAGGGCGTCGGACTCACGGAACGACAGCTCGGAGTTGAGGCGGTCGAGCACGCCGCCGGTCATGCCCATCTCGCCGGCGGTGGTGGTCAGCTTGGCGCGCTCCTGCGTCGCTTCGCGCGCCACCTGGCTCTCCTGCTGGGCGGCCTGGTCGGCCATCTGCTTTTGTGCGACGGCTTGCTGGCCCAGCTGCGCCTTGTAGTTGTTGCTGATGGCGTCAGCCTGGTGCTGGGCGTTCTGGTTCTGCGCGTAGGCAGAGTAGGCGGTGGTGGCCGCGGTCAGCGCGAGACTGCCAGCCTGGAAGGCGCTGAGCGCCATGCCGCCAACGGCGAGGGGGATGCACATTATTGGTCCTTCACGAAGCGGTAGGAGGTGGCGCCGTACTGCACCTGGATGTCGAACCCGAGGTGCTTGAGCCAGCGTTGCGCGACGGTGTTGTCGGCGTGCACGATGTTCTCGAGGTGGCCGTAGCGTTTGAGCCAGCGGGCGACCATGAGGGGTGCGAACTTGAGAATAATCTTGGCGTGCTCGTCTACGAATTCGTCGGAGCAGATGAGCCAGGGAACGCCGCCGCAGCGCTTGAAGTCGTAGGCGCAGCCGGCCAGCGCCAGCACACGTCCATCAACGACGTAGGCGTAGGCGTCGCGGCTGTCCCGGATGCTGTTCTCGAGCAGGGTGGTGCAGCTGCGGTTGTAGCCGTACAGGGCCACGATTTCCAGCACGTCCTGCTGGCGGATGTTCTCGGCCATGCTGCGTGCGTCTTTCAACATGGCCGGCCGAATGTTCGGATGGGTCATGCGGATTGCTTTTTTCATTGTCGTCTCCGATACATTAAGGGATAAAGTGGGCGGGGCCGCCCTGTGAAACGACCCCGCCCACATGGGTTTAGTTAATCCTGCGGGCGCGCTGAACGTACACGCCTTCCCACAGAATGCTTTGCAGCCGAACTGGTGCGAACCCATCGCTCACCAGCTCCACCTTAACGGTGGCTGCATCTGTCATGACCTGGAATCGGAACTGGCCGACCTCCTCCACGCCCGCGGGCGCGAACTGCTTGACCTGGGTGTTGCGGAACACCGGCGTGACCTCGCTGCGGAACTCACCGGTGCTCGCGTAAGTCACTGCCAGATTGCGCAGCTTCAACACGGCATCGGTCTGGGCCTGGCCCTTGTCGTTGCGCAGGTAAATCGGGCTCAGCTGGTAGCGCATCCGGTAGCCGAAGCCCACCAGTGCCGATGCCGTGGTCGTGCTGACATCGAACGTCGTGCTATCCACGCGAACCGCGTCCAACCTGGTCCCACCCAGTGAAACAAACACCGGGTCCAACGTGGCCGGATACGGCAGGACGAACCTGGTGGTCAACCCGGTTGTGACGCCGGTGACCTTGGTTTTCCTGTCGAGATGAACACGGAAACCTGGCTCATCCACCTTGTTTTCCTGCAGGTCAACGACCTCCAGATAAACGCCGTCCGCGCGTTGAACCACGATGTTCATGAGACCCTGGTTGAAATCCAGGCCCAACACGGTTGCATCGAAGCTCCAGCGGCTCCAGCTCTCCTGCAGTTTTCCTTGTTCGGCCGAGCCGTGCAAGAACTTGTAGACGTAGAGCGCGGTTGGTTCCTGGTCGCTCACCGCCACGGCCATGTTCTCGCCGGTCGTCGCCTTGAGCAGCCAGACGCCGCCCGGGATGTAGTTGGGCACGTGCCCCGTCACTTCATTGGCCTCGTAGTTCTGCGCGTTGTCCACGCTCACGTACTCGTAGCCGCTGGTGTAGCCGCTGCGCTCGTGCAGGAAGAACAGCCGCTTGCCGGCGTTGGCCGGGCGTGCATTGCCTGCGCTGTCGTAAGCCGTGCGCTGCTGGATGTTTGCCGTGCGCGGGGTCAACACACCATTGCTGGTGATGCTGAACTGCGCGCCGTCGCTCATCAGCACCATGGCGTCGTTGAGTTCCACTGCGTGTTTCAGGCTCACCACGCGCGTCGTGGCCAGCTCGACGTCCACTGGGTCGGAGTCCAGGACATCCTTGGCGCTTTCGGGCCAGAAGTCGAAGAACTCACCTGCTTTGGTCATGCTGACCGAGGACTCCGTGAGGAACCCCAGGCGGTTGCGGTGGTAGAACACATCCTTGATTTGTCGGCCCACGAAACTCGGGCGCGGAACACTGACCTCGTTGCCGGCCTTGCGCTGGGACCAGTCCGCCACCTTGAAGGTGAACGTGCCATCGGCCTCGCTGACGAGAACGTGCGGCATCAGCTCCGGAATGAACTTCAGGAATACATCGAGCGATGGACACTCTTCCCATTGGCCGCTCTCCTGGCCTTCCAGTGCGGTCCAGTCTGAACCGAAGCTCGTGGTGTGCAGGAGGAACCCGCCCGACAGACCGACCGTGTCTCCCGTGTACTTCGTCTTGCGCACCTCACCGTCCCGGCTGAAGCGCACGAAGTAGCCCTCGGCACCGCCTTCGCCCACGACCTCGACCGGGGTGTCCGGCACGAAGTTCAGGGGCAGGTCGGTGAACGTCTGCACGCGATTCTTCATCGCATACAGGGCCTGGTTGTTCCAGGTGTCCGAGTAGTCGAAGTACAGAACGCTGCCGGCCGTGCGCGCTTCGACCATGATGAAGCTGCCGAAGCGCTGCACGTCATACAGATTCCAGCCCGCGATTTGCTGCGCCAGCTTGGCCGCCACGTAGTCCAGGCGGTAGGAAGGTGCGTTGTCCGATTTGCCTGCGGTGTAGGACGCCTGGCGCCCGTTGATGCTGACCTTGTAAGTCTGTTCCGCCACGCCGGCCTTGACGACGATGAAGAGCCGGTCCTTGCGGAGCCCTTCCACCACCGCGCCGCCGACTGCATCCACCGTAGTGAACGCCAGGCCGTAAGGCGCCCGGGTCGAACGTGGGTAGGTGCGCGAGTAGCTGCCAACGGTGACCGAGAACGTCCCGGCGCCATTGCTGCGCGAGCGCGTCCACGAGTCAACCGCCGTTGCTGGCACACCAGCTGCCGTGAACGACGTTGCCAGTGCGCCAGCCACTGTCGTGGGCGTGGTGCCGGCCGCATCGGTGCGCGTGACGTTCGTGGTGCCGTAGGACACCGTGTAGGTCACACCGTCGCCAGCCAGTCCGTCCGGTTGAACGGGTCCGGTGGCGTTGTCCCAGAAGTAGCTGCGCATGGGGGTGCCCATCGTGCTGCTGCCTACCAGGTCAACGTCGGTCCGGAACACGCCAATGTAGACGTCGGGACTGCCGGCCAGGGTCGCGGCCAGGCCCGGCCAGCCAATCGTCTGCGTTTGCACGCCCGCACCGTTGAGCTCGGAGTGGTCCAAGCGGCTGCTGCGGATGACGTCTGGCACGGCGGCCACGGTCCAGCTCGACGCCACCAGGGTGAGCGCCAGGCTCTTGGCGCTGTTCAGGGCCACAACTGCATGGCCGAACGTGTCGTAGCTGTCGTCGCTCTCCACCCAGGCGCCGGTGGCGTCCTTGGTGAAGTAGGTGAAGCGCATGGTGGAAGCGCTGTAGAGCGCCGGCGGCGCAATTTGCACTGCGTCATACAGCGACGTGGTCGACATCGCGTAGCCATTGGAGAACTCGTTCACCGTCGGCGCCAGAACCTGCTCGGTGGTGCCGGCGAACCAGCGCAAGGCCGGCTGCGACAGCGCACCAGAATAGAAACCTGAGTAGATGTAGAACTGGCGATTCAAGGCAATCGGCGAATCAATGATGAGCTGGTTGCCCACGATGACCGGCACGACCGTTGGGTAAAGCGCCAGCACCGTGGCCTTCATATCGGCCAGCATGGTTGCCACCGACGTTCCCGCGGGGTAGCCCGTGGCCGGTACAGCGTAAGTGCCACCTGGGAACCAGCGCTCATCGGAACCGACGAAGAAGTTGCCGGCCTTGTCGAACACCTTGAACGACGTGCGGATACGGTCGAAGTTGCCAACCGGGCAATCAGGCAGGCAGGCTGCTGCCCACCGCGACGGGGTCAGCGTCGTCCATTCGACCGTGGTGATGTCCTTGCGGTAGACACCCACGCCACACTTTTGACCACCCGAGAGCAACGTTTGGAACGTGCCCCCGATGGTCGCCGCGGCCGTGGAGCTGTAGTACAGCGCCCCGGGCCAACCGACGTTTGCCAGGGAACCCTGGGTGTGACCCGAGGAGGCCTCGCGTTCATCCCGGAACAACCGGGTCGTCCGGTGAACGTAGGGCGTCCCGGTTCCGACCAGGACTTTTCCATTTGGTGCAACCACATAAGTGCCACCCGGGTTGATGGTCACGTTGTCAACGCGGTTGAACCTGCGGGCGGTCGTCTGCGCGAAGAAGGGGAACACGTCGTGCGCGACCACGGCGGCCGCTGGCGCAGCCAGGTCGGGGTAGTGGCCCAGCAGCAGGGCATACAGCGCGGCCTCGGCTGCGGCGAAGGTGTCGTACACGGTGGCGCTCTCGCGCATGGCCATGCCGTTCGCCCAGTCCGAATACCAGTAGGTGTATTTCTGGTCGGAGGCGCGGTAGTCACGCGGGATGGACAGGGTGCCGGTGGAGCGGTCGCTCGCGAAGGCTTCGCCAGACATCAACGGCGCCACGGTCTTGTTGACCACGATGGTGTTGTCAGCCACTTGCAGCAGCGTCATGTCGTCGCGCGGGAAGGCGCATTTCAGGTAGTCCTTGCTGGCCTGGAAGTTGACGGTTTTGGGCGCGCCCGTGACCATGTCGTAGGCCTTCAGGTCGCCGTTCTCGACCACCACCACGCTGCGCTCACGGTTGTCGCGGTTGATGGCGTGGATGTAGGGCTTGACCAGCTGGCGCGAGTCCAGGCGGGCGATGTGCTCGGTCGGAGGGCGCTTGGCCAGGCCATACACGGGCGAGCTCAGCGCGTTCTCTTGCGCAGCAGCTTGCGACGGCAGGCGGTAGGTTGGCGTCTGCTGCGAAACACCATTCAGCAGGGACGGAATGCCGCCCGATACGAGTTCACTCATTAAGACCTCCGAAGGCGCGAGGCCAGGTTGTAGTCATTCAGCATGGTTGCGCCGCGCGTGTCGCCTTCAGCCTGCAGCAGGTTGATGAGGGCGAGCTGTTCGTCGGCTTCCGTAAATTGATGCAGCGTGGCCGAGCCGAGGTCCGTGGTCTGGAAGCTGCGGGCGGCCTTGACGGCGATGTAGTAGCGGGCGTTCTCGGGCAGGAGCTCGAAGTCCAGCAGCACGACCACCTTGCACTTGATGGCGCTGGTGAACGTGTAGGTCTGGGTGCGCGGGTTGTAGAGCTTGGTGCCGCGTTGCACGAAGTCGCGGTTCTGGTCCATCGGGTCCACCTTCAAGGTGGTGCCGGCCAGGACGATTTCGCCGGCGCCGTCGGGCGTGAGGGGTACGTCCAGGTCGGTGTTCCAGTGCCAGCCGCGGGCTTGGACACTGCGGTTGATGACCCCCAGAACACGCATGGCGCGTTGTGCTTCTGGCAGGTCGGAGGGCAGGGCGTCTACGTCAGCTTCGCCAATGGCGGATAGCATCAGGTTCACAACGTCCAGCTCGGAAGTGAGGTCGAGCGGAAGGCTCATTTGGGCTCCTTGTCGGGAAGTGAAAAAAGGGGAACCCAGGTTTAGACCCGGATTCCCCTAGTTGCATCCCCGTAGGGATACTTGTATTACTCTTCGCAGATTTCCACTGCGCACTCAGGACGCAGGACACCGTGACCGATGACGTACGCTGCCACGTGCAGGTCGATGCGCTTGTCGGCAATCCAGTCCAGGCTGTAGTTCAGGTCGAACAGTTGCACGGTGCCGATGCAGTATTTGTGCATCACGAGTGCAACGGTCTTGCTGAAGTCGCCGCGGTATTTAGCCAGGTAGTTCGCTGGCTTCACACCTGGGATGAGCGCGGCCGTGATGGCGGCGTCGGTGGACAGGTCCTTGTTCGGGAACACGTTGCCCGCGACCATGACCAGTTCCATGCCGGCGATGCGGACGATGGTACCGTCAGCGTACGAACCCATGCCGCCGAAGTCCTTGTTGATGGCGTCGAGGTTCTGCACCAGGGCGAAGTACTGGCCGGCGTCCACGAACACGCAGACGTCGGAGCGGCCAACACCCTTGTTTTCCAGGATTTCAGCAGCCTTGTAGATTGCCTTGGCCAGGATTTTCGGGTCGGTCGACACGCCAGCCAGTTCGACTTGCGAACCACCAGGCAGGCCAACGATTTTGTTCGCCGAGCGAGCAGCCAGAACGCCAGTAGCCAGTGCGGTGCGGTCGTACGCCTTGGCCAGAGCATCGCCCATGGCTTCGGTCAGCGGACCACGGATGGAGTACGACAGCATCTTCTCGTCGACGCGCGACGTGTAGTGCGAAGCGATGAGCTCGTCGTCAACCATGATTTTGGTTTCCGACGCGTTGAAAGTCGAGCCTTCGATTTCAGCGCCGATGGTGTGGTATTCGGCTTCGCTGGCGCCGGTGTGCGGGAACGATGCGCTCTCGCCGCCGGTGATGGTTTCCTTGCGGGTGCGGGTCGACATGATGTTCTTCGTCTCGAAACGAGTCATCACTTCGGCTTGCGCGATATCTTTGACGTTGGCACGAACGTCGCCGGCGCTGTTGTCTTGGCCGGTGCGGATTACGGTAGTCATTTATTCACCTGTAAAAGGTAGAGGGTTTGGTTTGGTTTTCCAGACTGATGAGTCAGTCTCGATTGCCGAAGCAACACCGCTGGCACAGGGTTGTCCGACCGTAGCCGGGCCAAGTCACGCTTGTGTAGTTCGCTGCAACCTCGAGCCGGGTGGCTGTCTGGTGCGCCCCTTGGGGGCATGTCTGCTTTTTGTCTCTAGTTCCCTGCGGACGACCAGTGAGGTCGGCAAGACGGCTCCGCGAGGCGCGGGAACTAGGTAATGAATCTCTTTGAATTGGTGAAGAGTCTTGGGCACCAGCGACAGCGGTTACTCTTCTTCTCCGTTGTACGGTCAGGTGCCAGACGGGAGGGGCTTTTCACCCCTTTGGCGGACTGCACCGCTGCGCTTTTGGCCCCCGGGAGACGACAAGCACAGGACGGGGGCCAGGTGCTCTTTAGGACAACAGCTTGCTGACGCGAATGCGCGCGGCCACGCTTGCAGCGTAGGCACGGTCGGTCTTGTAGCGTGGGTCGTTGATGGCCGCTTTCATGTCAGCCTTGGACGTGAAGCCCGAAGGACCGCCATTGCCGTTGCCACCGCCGTCGAAGGTGCGCGTTGCAGTCTTGCCGTTGGCGGCTTCGTACTGCGTTTTGAGCATCTTCAGGCCAGCAGCAGCGGCTTCAGGGCCACCGTTTTGCGAGGCGTTGAACACGGCGCGGTCACCCGCTGGCAGGTTCGAACCCGCCCACTGCAGCAGCGACGTGACTTCAGGCTTGGACATGCCGACCGTTTCCAGCAGCTTGTACTGCGCCAGTTCGACTTGGGCTTTCAGGCCAGCCAGGTGGGAATCCACCACGCCTTGACCGAATTGCTTGTAGAGCTTCGCCTTGCTGTCTTCGGTCAGGTCCATGCCGTTCTGGCTGAACTCCTGGCCGAGGGCTTCGAAGTCGGGAGCGTCGCCGGCAGCAGCGGTTTCGCCGCCTTCGTCAGCAGCAGCATCGCCAGCAGCAGGAGCTTCTTTCTTGGCGCCTTGCTTGGACTTCGTCAGTTCAGCCTGGGCTGCCTGGTAGGCCTTCTCCAGGTCCGCCTGGGTTTTGAACTTGCCCAGGATGAGCGCGGGTGCATCTGGGGCATCGGCGTTGTCCGGGTTGGTCTCGGCGTCACCTGCGTTGTCACCCTGGCGCGTGCGGGTGGCCGCAGTCTTGGCCAGGATGGCGTCGCGGTAGGCATCGCTGTTCTTGTCGAGCTTGGCGATTTCAGCGTTCGACAGCACGGCTGGCGCTTGCGTGCCCGTGGCAGCTGCGGCGGGGGCGCCGGCTGCCGGGGTCGTTGCGGTGCTCGTGGTGTCGGTTTCAGCGGCGGTGCCGCCTTCGATGGCGAAGCCGCTCATTAGTAGTTCTTCACCTTGATGCCGCCCTTGGTTTCAACCGAGGTAGGCGCGCCCAGCTTCAGCGGGGGATTGGTCGGCGCTTTGCCTTCCTTGATGACGAAGGTGGACGTGTTCGTCTTGGCCTTGGTCTTCGCAGGCTTTGCTTCAGGTGCTTCTTGGTTCTCGATTTGGTCGCTCATGGTCGTCTCCATTTATGCGTGTTGGGGGAACGGCAGCACCAGCATCAGCGGGTGCTGCCGTAAGGGGGTTAGGCCGGTTGGGCCTGGGGTTCTGCTTGTGGTTCAGCCGGCGCTTGCGCCTGGGCCATCGCACCCTGGATGAGACCGGGTCCGACTTGTTGGCCCACGTTCATCGCGGCTTGTTCCATCATTTGCTTCTGGCGCTCAGCGGCGATTTCTTGGTCCGAACGAACCAGGTTCTCTGTCGAGACACCTCCTGCCGTAGCGAGGCGGGTGATGATTTCACCGATGTTCAGACGCTCGGCGGCACCTGGCAATTGCACGATTTCGCTGAGGAACTCACGCAGCTTGTCGGCGTCGTGGCCGCGGCCCAGTGCTTCGATGCCAGTCACGATTTGCGGCTTGACCACGTGCTTCGGATACTGCGGCAGGCGCTTCTCACGCTTGAGCAGAGACATCACGATGCGCACCAGCGGCAGCTGCAACTCTTGGCTCAGCAGCGAATAGAGGCCACCCAGGCCGTCTTCCAGCTCGCGCGCCATGGTCCGGATTTCTTCGGCCGTGACACGTTCGCCATCGCGCTGCACTGCGGCGGACATCAGGAATGCCATGGCAAGGCGCTGTTCGAGCTTGGCCATGTGCTGCGCTGCGGTCGCGAAGTCGGCGTGCTTCTGCATCTGCAGGGCTTGGACTTCGCCGGCGTTGCCGTAGATGAAGGAACCGTTGCGGGCCTGCACCAGGTCTTCCAGCTTCGTCGTCACGCCCGGGTTCACCAGCCAGATGACTTTCGAGGCCATCAGGCTGCCTTCTAGCAGGGCCTGGCTCAGGCCGTCCAGCGCGTTCAGGTCGCCGTAGACTTCGTCAATCAGGCTGCGGCTGTAGTGCTCGCCGTCCACGCTGCGGAAGCGAAGCGCGATGTAGGGGCACTCGTCTTCCGGGAAGGTTTCCTCGGTGCCGGGAATCAGCTTGCCGTTGACTTCCTTGTGCACTTCCATCTTGCCGTCACGCAGCTTGCCCCAGGTGTACATCTCCAGCGGCTGGTCGCCCTTGTGCTGGGTGAGGTCAGTGGCGGCGCGCTCTTCGGCGGTCAGCTCTTCGATGTCCAGTTCCTCGAACAGCACGAACTCGAGCAGGCGGCCCTTGCGGGCGCGGCGCACGACGTACTGGTCCAGGCGGTAGAGCACGACGTTCGCGGGGTCGGTCACGTGCATGAAGTTCGAGCCGACTGCGAAGATGTGCAGCAGCGATTCAGTGACTTTGGCGCGCAGCGTGCCGGAGCTCATCGCAGTCTGGATGTACTGTTCCGATTCGCCCAGGCTCGAGTCGATTTCCGTGATGCCGGCCTGGTCCAGGCCTTCCTTGCGCAGCTCGGCGATGTCGGCTTGCAGCTTGAAGAAGCCTGAGTTGGCGGGCAGCAGCGTCATCGTCAGCTTGGACGCGAGGTGCGAGTGGCCGGTAGAACCGACGGACTGGTACGGCTCGTCCAGGTCAGTGCTGCCGTTGTAGCCCTCGGGGGGCAGCAGGCTCGGAATGCAGAGCTTCACGTTGCGGCGGCCACGGTCGAGATACGGGCGGCGGTGCGCTTCGAGAGCCTGGTAGCGGGCCTTTGCGGTAGTTTTGATTTCCATTAGGCCCGTTCCATTCACTGAGGGATATTGAAGCTGGAGCCGATACGGTCAACGCGCAGGGAGCTGAGCCCATTGACGCGGCGCACAGCCTGGCCGGACGCGTTCACGTTCAGGGCCTGCTGGGTCGGATTCTTGATTTTCGGGGCGGCCGAAGGGGCCAGTGGCGGCGGTGCTGGTGGCACGTCCGGGGAGCTAAGACACATCAGGAACCTCCGTTTTGCTCGCGCTCGAGGCGCACGATGAGTTGGTTGATGAGCTCGCGCCGGCCGGCTTCCATCCAGATTTCACGCTCGGACTGCTGGATGCGGGGGCTACGTTCGGGGTAGAGCTTGTTCAGCTCTTTCACGAGGTCTTCGGATTTGTGGGGGAAAGTTTTCATATATACGCGTCTCCTCTGACGAGTTAGAAGTGAATCGAAAAAGGGGGACGCGCACTTTTCTTCCATACACGTCTACTCTGTTGAGTTTGCTATGAAAAAACGGAAACCAATAGAACACGCCTATGGCATTGACCCCGGCACCAGGGCGGCGTCGGGGTCAATGCACTACGGGATACTTCATGCCGGCGGCGTCCACAGTGTCAGGGTGTCGTCGGCCACGTCGTAGTCCGTGCAGCGCAGGATGCGCGCCAGGCGGGCTTGGGTCAGGGCGTAGTCCATGGCGAACTTGTCCGAGTCCTCCGCGGCCACCAGCTTCAGGCTGAAATAAGCCTTGTAGGCGCGCGCGATGGCAGCCCACATGACCGCTTCGGAGGCCTGGCCAACGGGGCCGAGCAGGTTGTTGGCCTTGGCAGGGCCGCAGCCCGGGATGCCGTGGTACGAGTCCACTGGGTCACCGGTCAGCACCTGGCGGTAGAAGTTGTAGTTCGCTTCTTCCAGGCTGATTTCTTCGACACCCTTGCTGTAGTGCTTCGCATGGAAGTTGAAGATGGGTCCCGGCACCGAGCGCATGTCCTTGTCGCTAGAGCAGATGATGTATTTGCCCGGCTCGGCGGTGGCCATGATGCCCATCACGTCGTCGGCTTCCAGGGTTGGCAGCTGCAGGACGGGGTATGCGTCGTGGATGTGGCGCAGCGCCACGGTGTAGAGCTCCGGCTTGTCCCCGCGGCCGGCCTTGTAGTCGACGTCGAGGTGTTCGCGGTGCTCGTCCGGAATGCCGCACTTGTAGGTCGCAGTCACCAGGGTCTTGCGGAAGTTGACCAGGGGGTCCGACAGGCACATGCGCACGTCCTCGCACTGCGTCCAGTCCCGGCAGAACTTGACCAGGCCATCAATGGAGGCGGCCACTTGTGCGTCTGTTTTAACTTCGTCGGGCTTCTTCAGGGCGGCGACGTATGCCGCGATGTCGGCGTCAATCAGTAGGGTTTTCATTGTTTTTGTACCAGATAGAAAGATGGCGCCGAGGCGCAACGCTGACCTGAAATGGGTGCGCCCCCGGTAGAACTGAGTCCTACCGGGGGCGCCTTGGTTTGTTGTTGCCTAGAGCGGAGTACGTTCGACTGTTACGGGCCGACGGCGCGCGATGCGCCAGAGATTGAGCAGGCAGCCTGGCGACGCTTCCAACGCAGCAGCGTTAGTGAGCAACCATTGGCCGAGCTCATGAGAGATGCGCGACGCATGGCGAAAGCACCGAATGGGCTTGCCTTGGGTGTCGTTGACGAGGTGGGCGCCGTGAACAATGCCGCCGTAGATACCAACTGCCCACGGGTCGCCAGGGTCCCCGTCTCTCCACTTGGTTGCGAGGACGTAATCGCCGATTTTTAACTTAGCCATTGGTCCTCCTTAGAGTCGGTTCAAGCCGTACATGTCAACCACGGCCAAGCCACGGGCCAACTCGGTCGCCGTGACGATTCGCCATGGTTGACCCGGGGGGTAAGCCATGGATTCGTCAAACTCGACAACCTTCAACCCGTAGAACTCGGTTGGGGCGTGACCGCGTTGATGCCATGGGTCCTTGTGGTCGGCCGCGAGGGCCTTCAGGAACGCGGATGTGACCAGGAGCAGGCAACCATGCTGCAGCTGCTCTTCCATGGCCTGCTGGTGCTTGATGATGTGCGCCACGTGCAGCGCAGTGGTGACGGGTTTCATTTGGTCTCCTCGGTTTCAACGGGGATGTGCTTGAGTGCTTCACGGAGCAGTTCTACCGCCTTCTTCGCCATCTTCTCATCGACCGGGATGGCGCCCAGGGCATACGCTTCGAGGAAGTGCACGGCGCCCCGAGCGGCCCTCAGTTCAAATAACGTCATTTAACCTCCTTGGTTGCAGTGAACGGCTTGAACTTGGTTTTCAGCTCGTCGATGTAGCCGACTGCCGCCTGGAGGTCTGCCAGGACCAAGTTCAACACCTGGTTGACCGGCGTTTGCTCCGGGATACCCTTGGAAACCCAGTTGGGCTCGGCGGGAAGTGCGACCTTCGGTGCGACTTCGGTGACGTAGACAACCGGGGGTGGAACCTGGGTGGTTGCGCAGCCGGTGAGGGCCACAACCACCAGGGTCACCGGCAGCCACACCAGGAAGAAGTCGTGCAGTGCGCCGAGCAACACGCGCTGAAGGAAGCCGCCCTTATTGGTTTCGTTTGTCATGGCCGAACTCCTTCACGAATGCGTCGTAGAACTCTTTCGAGACCTCGGTGGCCCTGTCTTCGATGGCGCCTTCCAGCATGAAGACGAACAGGCCGTCCTCGTCATAAACGAAGGGAGTGCCGTACTCATTTCCGATGGTTGCGTAGATGCGTTTCATGGCATCTCCTTGTGTTCCTGTCGAAGCTGCGCAAGTTGTTCACGCTGTTCGCTGGTGATGGGCTCTCCGAGGCTTACCTGGCGGATGAGCTGATTCTCGAAGCTGGTGATTCGTTGGTAGGCGTAATAGCGCATCCAGTATTCGCCATCAGTTTTGGCGAGCCACCACGACCCCTTCAGCCCGTAATAGGCCAGGGGGAGCAGCAGTAAAAGCCAGAGGTAGTTCATTGCCGCTCCTTCCAGATAGTGTTGAGGGTGTCGCGCGCAGCGTCGGCCACGGGCTGCACCTGCTTCGCGCACTCAGCCGGCACAGCCGGCAAGCCTGCGACCAGGATGCGGCGGACCTTGGTTTCAGTCACGACGCGAACCTGGCCGGCGCGCTCTTCAGCTGCAACCAGGTCGGACTTCAACTTGGTTGTTTTGGTGGCCAGGTCGAACAGCTGGGCGTTCTTGCCGTTCAGGTCAGCGTTGATGCGAGCCTTGTCGGCGGTGAGGGTGGTGACCTGTTTCTCCAGGCCGTGGATTTGGTAGCGGTTGTAGGCGTTGAGGCCCGTGAAGAAGACAATGGTGCCCATGAGAAAGGCAGCCTGCCAGTGCTTCTTGAGGAACAGCAGGGCGATTTCAAGCATTAGTCCTCCGCCTCGCCATCGAGCATGTCGTCAGACCAGACCCTGATGCCGAATTGGTGAGCCCACAGGATGGCTTCGGACACGTTCTTGAACGGCTTGGTGATGGCCAGTTCGGTGCCCTTTTGGACAAGCATGCATTTCGGTGCGTCGGTATCGCCTACCACCCACACCTCGCATCCCTGTACGGCGCTGTAGTAGCTCGTTCCTAACTGGCTCATGTTGTAGATGTTTGCGAGAATCGCGGAGAACTTGTCGTGTTGCTTTTGCTTTTTCATTGCGTCTCCTTGGGAGGGTTGAATTTCATTGAGAGAAACTTGGATGCAGCACCGTTGCCCGCGACAATGCCCAGCACAACCAGGGTCAGCTCCGATGACATGGGGCCGACCCAGGAAGCGTGCGCGTAGCACGTGAGGACGATGGTGTAGGTGCACAGCGAGAACACCTTGGAGAGCGAAGGCTTCCCCGTGCGTGCATCGGTGATGAGCTCGCGGAGGAAGTGACGCATCACACCCCCCGCTTGAAGCAGCGAACTGCCCGGCTGTACACCGACATGACGATGGGTGCGAACAGCATGGCGCCCACCGGCGCAATCACCAGCGCGTCAGCCAGGCCGGCGCCGCCGATGCCCGTGAGCGGGTTCATGTACGCCAGCAGGGGAATGGCCTGCACCAGGTCCGTGAACCAGATTGGCAGGAACGCCATGGGCACGATGGCACGCCAGTCGCAGCGCTTCATTCCCACCGCGACGCCACAGCCGGCCAGGACACTGATGCCCCAGTAGACGAGCAGGCCAAGGCTTGCGCCTCCGGATGCCGTGCGGCTGATTTGAAAGTGGCTCGTCTGGAGCATGACAAGCGTCACGGCCAGCAGCGCGAACGCATACCGGACGAACGCCTCGGAGCGCAGCGAGCCGCGCATGGACCAGATGGCCCAGATGGTTGCATACAGGGGCAGCACGTGGCCCACCCCCAGTTGCAACAGCCGCGGCATCTCGCTGGAGAGGGCGGCCAGGTTTGCGAAGTAGTTCATTGGTAGCCTCCTGCCAGCTTGATTGCTACGTTGAACACCCACAGAGTGCCATCGGCGTCGGGCTTGAAGCCGGCGGTGATGAGCCGGTCGAAGTCCACCTTCGTAAGCAGCTCGATGGTCGCTCCCAATGGATTTGCGGAGGCCTCTTTTGCGGTCTGTACGATGTGGAGCGTGACGTCATCAGCCATTGCGTCCGCCTTTGCTTTTGCCGCGCGTGCTTCCACGCAGGCCAGCGACAGGATTTCTTCTTCGAGTTTCATTAGTCCTCCGAACGGCTGACAATCAGCTGAACTGGTTGTGCCGCGACGGCCGCCGGGTAGAAGTCTTCCTTCTTCTCGACAATCCACCGACGGGTATCAGGGCTGAACAGGGCCAGGTGCGTCTTGGTTTGACCGAGGTACTCGGCGTCGCAGCCATTGACAGTGACGAGGTCGCCGCGGCGCAACGTCACGCCGGTGTCTGCATCCTCGTACTTGGTTTTGCGCAGGCAGCCTTCGAAGGCCGTGGTCATTTGCAGGTAGCTGTCGAGCAGTTGCTGGTGCTCGGCCGGGCGCGGGTCACTCGCGCGAGCGCGCAGCACGCTGTCGTAGTCGAACTTCGTCTGCACCAGCTTCTGGTCGAGCTCGATGACCTTGCGGCGGGTGGCTTCCAGCTCGTGAACCTTGTTGTCGAAGGAACGCTGGGCGGCTTCGAGGGCGGTGTTCTTTGCGAGGCTGGCGCGGTGGGAGATGTCCCGATGTTCACGCGCCGTGTCAATTTGACGGTGCAGCCGTTCTTGTTGAGCAGCGTGCTCAGCTTCGAGGTTGTCGACGTAGGCGCCGAGCAGGTCGAAGCTCGACTTGTGCACCAGGCCGCAGCGGGCCAGCACGCGGGCCATGAAGCAGCCGAACTGCATGCGCAGCTGCTGGAAGCGGGTTTGTTCAATCGGGTTCATTTGACGCCTTTCATGACGTAGGTGATGACCGCAGTGCGGGTCTTGGGGTTGAGCTCGAGGCTCAAGATGTCGGCGCCGGCCGGGGTCGGTGGGTCCAGGCGCATCGAGCGCCCCTTGCCACGCATGTGAGCGGTGCGGGTTTTGACTTGGCTGTTCATTTGGTTCTCCGTGGGGTTGGGTTGTTTTGTTGGATTTACTGCGGGGTTTCGGGCGTTGCTTCCCTTACTGAATACTTCGAGCAACCGAAGCGCCACACCACAGACTTCATGGGCGGGTTGGCGAAGAAATCCGGCTTCAGGCGAATCAGCGTCTTGTCGTTGCTGGCGTCGCGGACCTCGAGCGTGCCGCTCTCGTAGCCCACGGAGACAACCAGGGGCTCCTGGAGAATGTCCAGGGTCGACCGCAGTGCCTTGCTGGTGCGCTCGGCACGCGCGCGGTCCAGGTCGGCCTCGGTTGGTTCGCTCGAGGGCTCACCTTGGACGTCGACCAGGACACGCCCGGTTTCATCGAAGTCAACCTTGACGGCCGTGGACTCGACGTTGTACTTCGTTGCAACCATTTCCTGGATGACCAGGGTGAGGGCTGCAACTTGGGTGACCAGGGTGGACTTGGTTGGCTTAGTCATTCTTCTTTCCCTCCTGGGCTTGCTTCAACAGGGCTTCAACACCGCTGGCGTTGAGCCCGACGGTCAGGGTGAAGTGACGCTGGCCAGCAGCGACGAATCGTTCTGCGGCTGCAACCTGCTCAACCAGGGCATCGGTCAAGTAGTGGCCTTCTGGACTAGGCTGACCAGCCCAGAAGACGTTGAGCAGGTGGGCACGAACGCCCGCTTGGGCTGCGGCCTGCAATTCGCTGACAGTCACGACGTATTCCTTGCAGTTAGGCAATTGCATCTGGCACCTCGAGGTAGTTGGTTGGGGAGAAGTCGTAGCCGAGGATGCCGGCGCGCATGAACAGCATCGCCAGCAACATGTTCGGCAACAGGATGCGCTTGGCCTGCTTGGCTGGCGCTGGTTGCGGGCCGGGGGTGTGCTTGCCTTCCAGCTGGCTGTTGTCGACAACCTTCAGGATGTTCTGCACCAGTTCGCCCTGGGCGTTGACCGTGGTTTCGTTGCTGAGGATGTGGCCGACCTTGAAGCCTGCGGCACGACGCTCGGCGCGGCTCATGTGGCGCATCTCGACGTACTTGCGCACGGGGCGGGTGACGGCCGGGGCGGCCTCGTCCAGCTGTGGGGCGGCCACTTCGGCGCCGATTACTTGGTTTTCGTTTTGCATGGTGTTCTCCGGGTGAATCCCCTAAGGGATTAAAATGGGATGTCCGCGTCGGGGTCGACAGGGAGTTGTTGCTGGCCGGCGGCGTACTGCTGCATGCGCAGGTCCGTCGGGTCTGGCTTTTTCTTGCTGGTGGCGCCCGCCTTGGAGCGAAGCAGTTTGTCCTGAGCGGCAAATGGGCTGCCGTCCTTTTCCTTGGCTTCCTTCGGCTTGCGTGGACAAGGCAGGAGGCGGCCGGTTTCCTTGTTGTAGGAGATGCGGTCCATGAGTCCTTGGTCTCCCCACTCGCGGTTCTTGAGCAAGCGAATGTCGGCTTCGTTCGGCGCCTCTTCGTCCTGGCTGTTGCGCTCCAGAGCGATGACGTTGTCGGCCAGCTGCTTGAGGGAGCCAGAGCCGCGCAGGTCGTCGAGGTTGATGCGGCCGCCTTCTTCGTGCGGGGTGCCATCGGCCTTGGTCAAGTGCGAAATGCAGATAATTCCCATGCCAGTGCGCTCGATGAGCGAACGAAGTGCAGTGACCAGGATGTCGATGTCTTTACGCTCGCCCTCTTTTGAGGAGGCCATGCCGGAGACAACGATGCTGATGTGGTCCAGGATGAGGAACTTGCAACCGGCGGCTGCGAAGTACTCCAGCTTGGCCAACAAGTCGGCACTATCCAGCGAACCGAAGTGGTTGAAGAACATGGTCAGCGGAGCCCACTTAGCCATGCTTGCCAGCTTCTGGTCACGCGTCAGAATTTTCGGGTTCAACCGAAGTTCACCCAAGGGCACGTTGCAGTCGATTGCCATGTAGGCGTTGGCGGACTTGGTAGGGCCTTCTTCCAGGAACACGTTGGCGACCTTGAGGCCGTGACGCATGACCAGATGGGCGCCGATTTCGCGGGCGATAGTTGACTTACCGATGCCGGAACCGGCGACGAGGAACGTGAGCTCCTTGGCACGCAGCCCCCGCAGGGCGTCGTTCAGACGGGGATAGGGCAGCTCGTAGCCGACCACGCCTTCGTCCGACTCCAGCCATTCGATAGTGATGTCGCTGCCTTCGATGATGCCGCCCGGGCGCCAGACTTCAGCTTGCCAGAGAGCCGACTTGATTTCCTCGGTGCGGCCAGCTTGCAGCATGTCGGTCAGGCTGTCCGTCAGCTTGGCCAGGCGAACTTTGCCCGGTCGGAACAGACCGGCGAATTGCTGCGCCAATGCTTGCTCGCGCTCGTCCGACTCAAACGCCAGGATGACTTCCTCGAAGGAGTTCAGCCACTCGAAGTTGCGACGGAACGCCGCCAGGCCGCCCTGTTGGTCGGTAGGCAGTGCCACCACTGGCCACTTGTGGCCCTGCGCTTGGCTGACGCTCAAGGCGCCGAGCTCGCTGCTGGTCACGACAACCTTCTTGCCGCCGGCGGGCCACAGCCACTGCCCATACATCTGCAGCTTGGCCGTTGAGCCCAGGAACGATGTGCGGCCGTCCTTCTGGCGCACGTGCTGGCCGACGAGCTGGCCGTCCTTCAGGTGCTGGGCCAGGTGCACGGGGTTCCGGAACTTGTCGAACCCGAACATGTAGCTCCAGTGCTTGAACGTGGCGGGCGTGATGCCGCGAACGTTGGCCAACGGCAGTTGTCCTGGAATGAAGTCGAAGGATGAATCCATGTTCACCTCCGTCATCGTCGTTGTCATCTTGGTTGGAACCGGGGCGGCAACTGGGGTGACCGGGTTGGACGTGGTTTCATCCTCATCCGGCTCGTCGACGCTGTAGGCACCGTTGAGCTCCAGGTCGGCCTCGAGGAACCAGGCCATGCGTGCGTCGTAGGCGTTGCGCGCCGCGGCGCTGTTGCCGATGTGCTTTTCCAGGTTGCCCAGGACGTACTCGTCCTTTGCGCACTCGATGGAATAAATGAGCTCTTCTACATCCGTTGAGCCCTGCGGGCTGATGTCGGCGGCGCTCATTGCTTAAGCCTGGACGTAGTGCTGGTCGTGGAAATAGCCGTTGGGCGACTTGATGGCGTTGTAGACGCCGCCGGTCACCTTGGTTTTCTTGCCGCCGCGCGCCAGGTGGGCGATGAGGCTGGTTTCCAGGGCGTTGCGGAACTGGGTTTTAACGCGGGGGGATTTGATGGTTTTCATGGTGTGTCTCCGTTGGGTTTTGGGCGGGATGCCCGTGGTTATTTCATTACGCGTCTACTCTGACGAGGTCAGTTGATGGGGTAGAGCGCGTCGAGTTCTTCGAGCATTTGTATTGGGGGAATGCCACGCTCCTCGCCTTCGCGCTCTACAACAGCGAATCGAGCGGCGCGGACGGCGACTTCAGCCCAGTGCTGGAGGTCGCATGGAGGGAACTTATTTACGCGCGGTGTTGCTCCGCTGTACTGGTCGACGGTCAGGCCGAGCTGCTCATGGGGGTCACTCACGCAGGCGAAGAACTTACTTCCTGGCAATTTCTCGAAAGCTATTGCTTCTTGCAGGTCAACGCTGACGGATATCCGTTTAACGTTGTAGTTCTTGTCAATGAGAATGATGGTGTTGACCCCGTACCCTGGCGCGATGGCTGCCAATCGGGTCTGATTTAATTCGGTTGCTTTCATGGTTGTCTCCGTTATTGGTTGGTTGACCTGTGCGGTCGCCTATAGACGAAAAAATGGGTTCCATCCCTCTATGAATAGAAGGACGAAACCCCGTCGGGTGCTGCGGTATTACTTGGGCAGGAACGGCACCACCGTCTCGGCGTACCAGGCCTTCCACTGGAAGATGTCCGGGTCCAACCCAACCAGGTCGAACTTGCCACCATGGGCAATCAGGAACTTGGCCATGGTGACCAGGGCGTCCAGGGGCACAACCGGGTCCGACCCAGGCGCACCGCCGGCCACGAGAACCAGGATGCCGTCGGTGTAGGGGGTGTCTGAGTTCTCGGCGTTGCGGTTCACGCTGCGGTCAGCCTGGATGTCGCCGGTGTTGCTGACGATTAAGTGGGCGCCAGTGTCGATGTAGCCCGCGGCGAGGGCCGCTCGGATGCAGGTCTTCTTGTCGAAGCGCTCATCCGGAGTCGTTCCCGCCAGTTTCAAGTACAGTTTTGTTTTCATTGTTTTTCATTCAGCCAGTCGTCAGGTATGTCGTGTCCGGACGCCCACACGAAACCGTGTTTGGTCGCCCAGTCACCGTATGTGGTTTGGGATTTCTTGCTCAGGAACTTGGTCGCGTCCTGGAACAGCAAGCGGATGTCGCGGTCCTGGTGTTGAGCCTGGACGGCGAGCATTTTTGTTCGGTCCTCAGGCTTGAACCAGCCCTTGGCTTCAACCAGGATGCCGTTGGGCAGCAGGAAATCGGGTTTGTAGCGGCGAACCGCCGGCACGAAGTGAAGGGTCACCGTCTCGTATTGAGCAGTGACCCCGCGTGCCTTTAGTGAAGCGTCAATGCGGTCCTCGAACTTGGAACGTTTGACTGACTTCTTAGGCGAAGTCCCACGCACTCATGTCACTCGCGGCGGGTGCAGCTGGCTTGGCGGCGGGGGTGCCACCGAAGGGGCTGCCGGCGGCCAGGTCGACGCGCTCGTCGTCCGCAGCTGGGACGAACGGTGCTCCTTTGTCCTCCGGGCCGACGTGCTTGAGGACTTGCACGTGGTAGAGACGCAGCGTGAGGCCGATGGTGCCCTTGCTTGTATAAGGCGCCAGCATGATGTTGACGATGCCTTCTGAGCCTTTGCAGATGATTTTCGACATGTCCCATGGCTTGTTGAAGGGGTCCCAGACACCCGGCTTGTTAGGGACCGTCTGGCCTTTGTTGTTGCTGTCGGGAACCATGGCACGCGTCTTTACTTTGAACTTCACCCAGCCAGTCTCAGCGTCTTTCGACAGCGGCGGCGCAGCGGGCTTGAGCTTCGGGTTGGCAGCTACAGCGGCTTCCCATGCAGCACGCACCGTCTGGACGAATTCCTTAGCGCCAGGCAGGGACGGGTCGAGCAGACAGGTTGACTCGTACATGCCGGTGGGCTCGAGGTTCGTGGCGGGTTTGTTGAAGAAGCAATAGTCGAAGGTGACTACGGGGGAGAAGATTTTGGTCATTTGGATATCCGTTTGAGTTGGTTGGGTGAGGGCGTGGCGCCCGGGTTAATTCATTACGCGTCTACTCTGACGAGGTGATTTGTTAGGGCAGGGCTTTCACCTGCTGCGGGGAGGAGTGCCCCTCTGCCTTGCGGCCCATGAACGAGGAAGAAAAGCGCGGTCTTATGGGCAGCAAACACACCCAACCACGGAGAACGAAACAACGGCCCGGCCGCGCTTTTCTTCATAACGCGTCTACTCTGACGAGGTGAGCCTGAAAAGCGACAAGACCCCCTTGCGGAGGCCTCGTCTTTTTATACAGTAAGGGATAAATATCTCAAGGTGCGAAGAAGTATTTGCTGTTCATCACATCGTCCAGGTCCAGGTCGCCGATGATTGGCACGCCGCCGTTGAACTTGCCCAGGGTCGGGTGCGCCTTCAGTGCTGCGTCCAGGCCGGCCAGCTGTTCGTCCGTCATCACTTCCTTGACCTCGTCGAAGAACATCTGCAGCAGTGGCTTCTTATGCAGCTTCACGAACTCTTCGCGCAGCACCCGGTCCAGCAAGCGAGCGTGGCGCAGCGGAACACCGTAGCTGTCGTGCACGAAGCTGAACGCAGTCACGCCATGCTTGAGCAGCGAAACAATCGTGTTCCGGGCATGCGCTGCGTCGGCGGCGTGAATGAAGTTAGGGCCAATTCCTGCGGCTTGGCGGCGTACATCGAGCTTGCCAGTTGGACGCTGGATGCTGATGGTCTCGCGCGTCGAGTGCTTGCCTTCGAGCTTCAGCGCTTTCATTGCGTCTTGTTGCGACTTGCGCAGTCCGTAATTCTTCTTGCCGTCGGCCTTGGCTTGCAGCAGCAGCATCTCGGCCAGCTGTTCGACCTGGGCCAACTGTTCGTCGTTGTCGCAGTCGATTTCCAGGCTCGTCGTCTTTTCCTTCTTCAGCTTCAGCACCTTGGTTTTGCCGTGGAGGAACGTGCGGACCTGCTTGAGCTCGGTGCGCTGGTAAGCCTGCAGCACGGTGAAGCCTTCGATGCTCCATTTGACCGGCACTTGCTCGTCCGCTGCGAAGCGGGCCACCAGCTGCAGGAAGTCCATGCCGAGGCGGGCGCCTTGCACTGCATCGGCCAGCGCGGCCTGGATGTGGGTGCGGGCATACACGACAAACTTCATCAGCTCCTTGGCCTTCTTTTTCAGTTCAGGCAGCAGCTTCTCCACGTCTTCGCGAATCTGGCTGTCGATGCCGCGCGAAGTCACAGCGTAAGGCGTCGTCATCACCGGGCGCTTCACGAAGCTGCGGCCGACGTTGTCGTTGAACGTGCGGGCGGCGCGTGCGGTGAACTCGTCGGTGCTCAGCAGGTCTTTGGTCACCAGCAGCTGCGTCTTCGCTGCCACTTCGCGGTACACGTCCGCAGGCCGCTCGCCAGGCACCAGGTTCACGGCTGCGCCAGTGGTGCGGCAGCGGAGGGCGGCGCCGTAATGCTGCAGGCCGTTGCACGAGCCGTCGACGCGGTAGACGAAGTGGCTGACGTGGGTGCGGCCTTCGGTCTTGGCGCGCAGGAACGCAGCCCACTCGAAACACGCAGCCAGGAACGTCCAGGCCGTGTTGCCGATTTTCTCGGTCTTGTCCCAGTCCGCACTGCTCCACCAGTCGACCGTTCCGACCGGGTCAGCATCCACGGCCAGAATCTTGTCCGAGTTCTCGTACGTCCAGGCCAACCGTTCTTCGAAGGTGCCCTTCTCGACGCCGTCGTTCGACCAGGCGGTTGCAACCTGGACAGCCAGGTCTTCCTCGGCGTCTGCGTTGTCCACTGGTTCACCCTGGGCGAACTCGAGGATGCCCTTGTTCAAGTCGTCGCCTTGGTCCGACAGCGAGTTCGACGCGTTGTACATGCGGCCGCGGTTGTCCAGGTTCCACGGGAACCAGACGATGCCTTCCTCGGCCAGGTTGCGGGCTTCGACCAAGGTGTCCGCGGTTTTCTTGATGTTGTTCTTGCGCTCCAGGCTGTCGTTGTGCTCGTACACCGGGATGGCTTTCTTGCACCAGGCTTTGTAGGCGTCGGAACCCTTCTTCCAGTCGGCCACCTTCACGCCATTGGCGCGGGCGGCTGCCTTCTCGTCGTGCAGCGACTGCGGCATGGTCGGCGCCGGCTTGTCACGCAGGTCAGGGAAGGTGCCGATGCGCACGCCGTCCTTGAAAAACAGGGTTGCGACTTCTGCCACGCGGGTGTTGATGCGCCAGGCCGTGTTCTGCAAGCCGTTGACCGCGGCCAGCACGCTGCCGAACTCCTCGCGCTCAGCCATCTGGCGGATGTAGGCGGTCTTGTGCGGGCGCTTGATGAGCTCGAGCTTCAAGTGCGGGGTCAAGTAGCCGCCGGTGTAGGGGTCGGTCCAGGGCGTAGGTGGCACGACCATGGCCGGATACATCGGACGCAGGCGAGCCATGGTCTCGTGGCCTTCCTTCAGCATTTGCTCGAGCTCGTCGGTGTAGTCGAGGTACGAGCGCACCAGCGGCTTGTAGGTGATTTCGCCGTTCTTGCTGACTTGGACCATCTCGTTTTCGTCGCGGCGCTCGAACATCTCGGTCGAGTCCACTACCAGGTCGATGAGCAAACGAGCGACGCCCAGCTGCTTCTCCTGGAACTCCTCGGTCAGTCCAGCTTTCAGGTGCCAGTCAGCCAGGAAGCGCTTCTTGGCCGATGGTGGCGCGTTGCCCATTTGCCGGAGCTTCTCTTGCGCCAGCCAGCCCCACAGGCCTGCCTTGCTCTTGCCGTCCTCATCAATGGTCGATTCGAACTTGGCCTTGATGGCGCGCGCTTCCATTTCCAGGCGCAGGGCGTTGGCCAGCTTGTGGCACATCGTGCTGGTCTGCAGGCGGGTGACGTCGTTCATCATGATGGTCAGGGCCAGGTAGGCGCAGCTGTAGATGCCAAGGGCCTTAATCATCAGAATGTGCGTGGCGAACTGGCGGGCGTGGCCCGATTCGACGTCCTTCACCCAGTCTTCCAGGGCGATGACGACCGGCTGCACGAGGCGCTTGGTCATGGCGACTTCCGGAGGCATGGCGCCGGCACGGCCAGCTTCTTCAGCCTTGGCCATGGCGCGCTTGTAGCGAGTTTCGCCGTCGACGATGCCTTGCTGCTCGCGTTGCTCTTGGCGCTCGTAGCGGCCAATATCTGCCAGGGCCAGGGCGACAGCGTTGCATACTTGGGTGGTTGGGTTTTTCATGGTTCATCTCCGGTGATTCGTGGTTGCGCCTTTGAAGGCGTTTCCACGTGTAGTCACCGGTGAACCGGGTCTTTATATTTCCAGCCCCCTCCTAACCTGGTTTAACCATGGTTTTCTCTTGGTTAATACAAGGATGTCCAGGTTCAACTGGGTTCAACCTTTACACGTCTACTCTGACAAGTCCTTGATTTATAAGGGTTTATATTCGGCAGTATTTAGGCTATCAACCCGATAGAAAAAATCAATCGAGCAGACGTAAAAAAGCCCGCAGAGGCGGGCGGTTGTGGGTGTTTTGGGGAGCGGACGCTTCAGTTGTGACCCCCTCTGCCGATAAGGCCTTCTTTTGGAGGGACTGATGGAAACAACCACGCTCAACCAGCACCAACGCAAGATGGCCCAGCGGATGCAAGAGGCTCTTGCGTCGCCAGTGTACGCAGCCGTATGGCCGCTGCTAAACACAGAGGACTTCGTAGCGCTGGATTTTCCTGCCATTGCCCGAGCTGCCGGCGTCTCACTGGAAGAGTGCAGAACCCAGGTGGACTACCTGGCCCGTCACAAGGTGATTCTCTTCGTGGGCGGCTACAAGGGCCTTCAGAAGTACGCACGGCCGCCGGAGATTTCAACGTTGAAATAATTCAGCCAGCGCGCCCTGGGCCGGAGACTTCTTTGAGCACCTCCGGCGAGCCAGCCTGCAACAGGTACTCATGCCGCTCGTAAATGGTCAGGGCGCGGTTCTCGAAGAAGATGGCCTTCGTCTGCTCGGACACTGGCAGCAGGCCGCACAGCTCTTTCATGGTGGCTGCGTAGGTGTCGCACTTGCTGCGGACCTGCTCTGTCAGCGTCTTGACGTAGCCCCCGGTGGCGCCCATGCGCGTGCCGCGAATCTGCTGGCCAGCCTTACCGTAGTCGCTCTGGTGGTTGAGCATCCGTTGCGTCAGGAGCGTGTCGCCGAATAAAATCTCGCAGTATGTCGCCCGGGTATATCTGGCGGCGTAGGGCGTGCACGTCCGCGGCAAACCGCACTGTTCGCGAAGCTCGTTGAATATCGTGTCGAGCGCCGTATGTGACATCGGTTGCCCCCGGCGTTTCATCTGGTTGGACTCGAATAAATAAACCGCGTCATCCGGGGCAAACATGCGGTGTTCCCGGAGAATCTCGAGCAACCAGTTGTCCAACGGGTAGTTCCATTCCGGGGACGACGCGGGTTTCCATCCGGCGCACTCGGTTTTGTCATTCGTCAATGTGTAATAGCCGTCGTCCAAGTTCAACCTGGACCACTTCATGCGGAGCACCGCGAGCGGCCGGCCACCGGTCAGCAGCAAGGTCCAGAACAAGGTCCGGCGGTCAGCCTGGAGGCGCTGCACGGCGGTGTAGATGCGCGGCAGGTCCGTTGGCTCGAACACGTGCTTCTCGCGCGCTGGGCCGGTCGGGAAGGGCTCGATGCCGGCGAACGGGTTGGGCTGCTTTGGACGGTGCCAGCTCCACACCATGGACCCGTATTCGACCAAGTCGTTGGCGCTGCCTGGCCCGCCGCGCGCGGTGCTTGCGCTGCCCTTGGCCGTGTGCCAGCTCAGGAAGGTCCCGTTTGCTACTTTGTCTCGCTGGTCGAGCACTGCCTGCGGCGTGATGCGGGCCGTCGGCATCTCCCACAGTGGCCCGCCATACATACGTAGCACTTGTTCGTAGCGCCGCGAGTTCTCGCTGATGATGTTCTTGGCTCTCACGTAGTTCAGGAAGACGTCCTGCAGTAGGTCGGCCCCCTTCTGTCGGTTCTCCCGCACGTCGGAGTCCCGGAGCTTGTCCAGCTGGCGCTGGGCTGCACTGCGCGCCGCGGCCAGGGTCAGCTTGTCCGGGTCGGCCTTGTCCAGGTTGGTCGCCGGCGTGCCGAGGCGCACATGGGTCTTCGAGTCATTCGCCTGCCTGAACTCGGCGATGAAGGCGCGGGTGCCCAAGCGCGTGACCTGGAGCACCAGGCCTTTGATGGCTTCGTCTCGGTACAATTCAGCCTTTTTGCCCGCGGGGCAGTCCAGGGTGTGTATGTTTTGTTCGGTCAGTAGTGCGCTTGGCAT